GCTTTGTTTGCAAAATGCCAACTTAGAAGTCCTTTATCCAATAGATCTAAATTACGTAATCCGGATAAAAAAATTATCCTATGAATTCTTTTTTGACCATTTAGACAAATGTAATGTTTTTTTATACTGCCTAGGTCGAGGTCAGTATCATTGGCTTCAGAGCTGGTTTGTAGTTGTTGATAACTACTTTCAAACATATTTAAAAAGCTTGCATCTATATTACGCAAATACAAAAATTTTTCTATTTCGGCTTTTAAACCATAATGATTGGTAAAGAAAATAAAAAAAGACACCGGAATATCTAAAGCAACAATTATTCGTAAAAGATTATATAGAGTAAAGCCAAATCCAGTATGTTCCTGGTAATAATCTGTATCATAATGATAAATTAGTATTCTATCATTGGCATCGTAGTTTTCTTTTTTAAAAGATTTTAGTAACAAGTATAAAGCTCTAGGGTGTTGATAGATATCAGCCAAATCAACAATGCCTACAATATTATATTTTGCCCTAACATAATTTAATATAACAGGCCAAGGTTCGTTTTTATATTCAAACATTTAAAAGAACACTCTTGACAAATTCACTGTGAGCAACTGTGTCTGGATGATTGTCAGTTATAGTAAAATTTTTTTCTTTCACAAAACTTAAAAATCCACTACGCTCCTTGTAAAATATAAATTGATCAAAATCAATTAAATCAAACATTTTTGTATATTCTATAGATTCGTCACTGTTGTTAATTGGTTGTTCTACTGTGCAATCTATGTCATATGCGGTAGTAAAAAAATAGTCAAATTTTTGTAGTTTTAGATAGGTTTGTATACTGTGTACATTAAACCAATAATTAATCAAAGAATATGTTTTGTTGTAAAAATATTTGTACCAATATTTTTTATCCCCTCGTGGCTCGCCTCCGGTTAGGGAGTATCCGTTTGTATATGATGTTGTTCCGTCTAAATTTATTAATTCTGGGCGACCGTTACCTTGCCAATTGGTTACATTTAACAAGTTATTTTTAAGTGGATGCGAAGAATCAACGTAGTAATCAAATCTGTCAGAACTTGGTAACATAATACCAACTAACGTAGTGTCGGGGTCACATTGAGTCAAATGAGTAATTAAACGTTTAGATATAAAATCCATGCCAGCACCTCTAGCACCAATGTTAACTAAATTATATCTAAGAGAATTCGACAAGTAATCAGGCCAGGTTTTTTGATAATAATCTTTAGTAAAGCTACACCCGGCTGCTACTAAAGTTTTGATCATAAGTGTCTATATATTTCCAATAATAGATTATTATTATACTGTTTGCTTTCAATATTGGTAAGTTGATTGGTAACTATAGTATCTACACTTTCAAACATAATATTACCCGAGGTGTCATAATTTATATCATCGCTAACGACTTTTTGAGGAATAAGAGTTAATTCTCTCAGTTTATAAGTATCGATGAATGTTTCTTTGATAAAATTAGCTTCTTCATAACTAAGATCCACGTCAACATTGATACGAATGTGCATACCTTTCTGCAACATTTTTTCTGTATTAATTAACACATCACTGAGTTGATACACACGATACCTGGGCTGCCCGGGCCACGCATGATATTCCGGTTCCTTGCCCCATTCTAATACCATCATGCCACGTTCGTCGTCGTGATTGTCTGCATAGTTGTGCGGAAAACAATTGCCAATATAAGTGATATTCTTGTGAGTTTGTCGTTTATGAAAATGTCCAGTGAACACACGTTCAATGCCCACAAAGTCTTCACGTTTCACATCACCGTGGTCAGGCATCTGCACCATCGCATTCATATAGAAGTGGGGTAGTTCAAAATGCCCAAACATGTATTTTGCATTTAGTTTCGGAATCCGCTTATAATCATCACCTACAAGCCAAGGAGCAATAACCACGTCGCCGTCAATATGCCAATCGTTACATATGACCACATTTGGAAGATGCCGAGCCCACTCCACACTCTGTACATCACGTTTGTCGCGATAATAAAGATCGTGGTTGCCAGGGATAAAATAAACAGCGTCAAAATTTGCATTCAAGTGCTCCAGGGCTCTGAGACTGTAGTTGAGTGTAACAATGTTAATACTTGCACGATTGTTGTGCCAGTCTCCGAGAAAAAATGCTGTTTCGCACCCTTCTTCTTTGGCCTTGGCCGTAAACCATTTGACAAAATTCAAGCAATCGTCATTATGAGTTTGACTGTTACTCTTAAGGCCAAAGTGTATATCTGTGCAGACTGCTGCTTTTTTAAATAGATTAGACATCTGTATAGTTTACTATTTTATAACAAAGTAAGTCAAATTTAATCGTCGCTGTATTCACCGGAAGGAGCACCACCTCCCCACGAGCCCAAACCTTGTCTGGTATAACTGGGAGTTAGCCCGTTCATTTCAAGAATATCATCTCGAAGATTCTGGTTGCGCTTTTCAATGTTAAGGACTCGAGTAAAGCTATTAGTAATAGCAGCAGTATAATAAGCAAAAGGATTTTGTGATTTGCTTTCATCAAATTGTAATCCTATCTGAGATAGTTGAAGTAGTGCCTGGCTACGCATTTCGTCGTTGTAGGTATAACCGCGCCAGTTCGAGCGAGTAGCATATCTTTCGCACAGCTTCATAAACATATGAGCCAACGTTCTGGTCATTGTGCCGTGGTCTCTAGAAAAACTTCCAGTGACCAAATCGCCTTGCCAATGGCTTTTTCCTACACAATAAAAATCACCATTTTCGTCAATTCGATAATGTTGGAACGGCGGAAAATTTACCTTAACAAATTTTGTATTGACTGCGGCATCCAATTGATCATCATATTCAGTTATTGTGGTGTCTTCGTCGTCTACCACAATTGCTTTAGATTTCTTTGATTTTGCAGTATCAACTGGTATATGTTCCCAAGTCATTACACGAAAAACTATATCTACGGTGGCAATTTTACTGGGTTTAATAGAAAAATCATCCAGTTTTAACTTGGTTGTACTAGTGGACTGTGCAGCATCGTAAGCAGCCCTTCCTAGTCTTTCGGCCCTAAGTTTACGACCTTCTGCTATATTTTTTTTATTAATCTTGTCTGTACTAGGCAAAATTATATCATAATACCCGTCTTCGGGGGTCAAAAATGAGCAATAACTTAGCTTACTTTTGTGTATTTCTTTAAGAATATCTCTGTTGTTCAGGTAATTGTGTTTCATTCGTTTCCTTTAAATACCGTGTTAATTTAACAAATAAATAATAAAAAAGCAAGAGGAATACATAATGCCAGTAGTAAATCAGGTACAATACTCACAAGATGTTGCATTTAATCAGGGCGGCGGCGCAACTGGCCGAAGTTTTATGGCTCAAACAAATCAATCAATTGTGAACGCAATTACTAAAAGCCCAAATAACGGAAACCAAACTACTACAGCGGCCAGTGTAGAACCAAGCGATAGTAGACTAAGCAAAGCCAACCTAAAAAAAGGAGGAGAAGTAGTAACTAAAGCATCAACACAAGATCCCAGTGTACAATTTGGAACAACAGATGAGTCCGGTAACGATTGGCGTGTACGCATTAGTATCAATCCTAATTCTAAAATTTTGTACAATGATCCCGATATAACATCAAAAGTTTCTGGATTACTGGCTCCTCTAAGACACACCGACGGTTTTATTTTTCCTTATGTGCCATCGGTGACTGTGTCTCATGCAGCTTCTTATACTTCCGTTCCTTTGACACATTCAAATTATGCTCAATATTTCTATGATTCGAGCTCAGTGGGATCTATTAGTATTTCAGGAGAATTTACTGTTCAAAATTTAAGCGAAGCAAAATATTTTCTAGCAGCCATTTACTTTTTCCGAGCTTGTACAAAAATGTTTTATGGTGTGACTAAAGATTATCAAGGAAGTCCACCTCCAATTGTATACTTAAACGGATATGGTCAACACTATTTACCTAATGTTCCGTGTGTGGTCACTAATTTTAGCCATGTCATGCCCAATGATGTTGACTACTTGGAAGTAAACACCACGCAATCAATCGACACTTCTACTAGAAAAAATGCTCCAGCCGCAGTAGGTACACCGGCCGGGCTTGCAGCAGCCACTACCGGAGGCGGATATGCAAGTAGCGAAATTACCACAGAAACAATCAATACCGCATTCAATCGTGTTCCAACAGCCAGTACTTTGAGCTTGACGTTACAACCAATTATTAGTAGATCGCAAGCAATCAGATTTGATTATAAAGAATTTGCAAGAGGGGGATTAATAGTTGGAAAAGGTAATCCGTTCCCTGGAGGATTTCTATAATGGCACAAAATAAGTATCCATCTTCGAGTCCATATTTTAACACAAATGTTTTTGGAAATTTTTTAGATGTCATGATCGACAGGCCTATCACAAAATTGCCTGATGATGCATTGTATGAAATTGACAGTGTGTATGAATATAGGCCTGATCTATTAGCAGCGGACTTGTATGGCACAAGTGCGTTATGGTGGGTGTTTGCACAACGTAACCCAAATGTATTAATTGATCCAATGATGGATTTTGTGGCTGGTACAAGAATTTATATTCCCAAATTGGATACATTAAAACAAGATCTAGGAGTATAATTGGTGGCAAAATTTGACCCAGTAAAAGCGGCTACACTTAGTTCTTTACTTAAACAAGGTGTTCCAGAAGACGAGGCACTTCGAAAAGCAGGAATCACAGACGACGATTTTGGTATTTACGTTGAAGATGATGTGGTTGGAAGTCCAACACGAGGACAGATTATTCCAGGACCAGGGTACTCAGAAGCAGAACAAGCTCGAGCAGCACAGCGACAGCAACGAGCCGCACAAGATAGCAAAGCATGGGCCGACGACGAAATAAAATCACAAAGAGCAGGTCCAATTGAAACAAGAACTGAAACTACTACCACAACCACAGTAACTGGAGGCGCCGAACGAGTTACTCAGATGACTCCTGAAATGCGCGACTGGTCGGCAAAAGCAACGGAAGCCAGTAGAGCCGACTCAGCAGCATCACAAGCAGCCAGAGAAGAATATCTAAGATCACGAGGGTTAGACCAAGCGTCGCCCGCTGCTAAAAGAGCAGCAATTCGTGAAGCAGAAGCAGGCGGAAAAAGTTTTGAAGTCACAACAAATAAAGATGCATTGGGCGAACCTCCTGCCAAGCAATATACAACAGAAGTTATACAACCTAATCCAACGGGTATACAAACGCCCAATGATGGAACACTGACTCCTGATGCAGCAGCAAAAAAATCCGCTCAGGGACAAACAGCAGAAGATCAGATAAACAACACAGAAACTCCAAATCAGGCTGCACAACCTCTAAGCGATGAGGAAAAGGCAAATCTAGAAAAAAATGATTCTGGAGAAACAGCATCAAAGATAAATCAGGCCGAGGATCCTTCTGCAGCTAGTAAACAAAATGATGTGAAAGGCACCGCCGCGCAAAAATCTGAATCAAATTTTAGTGCTGATGCTTCAGCTACCGATGCTGCAAACTCTGTTGTGGGGAACAATGTCACTGGTAAAACATCAGAATATGCTTCATTGTCACCATCGGCCGTCCCGGAAAATGTTTTACACAAGTACACAAGTTACACATATAGATTGTCGTTGTTTTTCTTAACTGCTAAAGATTATAATAATCTTGCTGCCAGCCCAACAACTTTTAAACCCAGATATTCGTTGATCAGCAGTGGCGGCGGGTTTTCAATGACCAAGACCGATTTAGAGGCAGAAAAAACTAAAACAGGAAAAGCAGATTACACGCAAACCACTAGACATCCTGATTTTCAAACTGATTTTTTTATTGACAATCTTTCACTGCAAACAATAGTCGGATTAAATGCAAAATCTAAAGCTTCTAATACTATAGATATTTCATTTACCATTACAGAACCATATGGTTTAAGTTTACTTGATAGACTGTTGAGTGCTTGCGAAACATCTGAAGACAAATCGGTCAATTATATGTCGCAGCCTTACTTGCTACAAATTGATTTGTTAGCAAGTCCAACTGATGCCGAAGTGACTGCAACACCTGGTAGTAATAATGTAATTTCTACAAAAAAAATTGCTATCAAATTGTTAGAAATGAAAATTAAACCCACTGGCAGTGGAACAACGTATAGCTGTAGAGCCATGCCTTTTAATCATAGCGCATTTGACACAACAACTGCTTCGTTACCGGTTGCAATGAGTGTCGAAGCCGGCACAGTTGGAGAATTTTTTAGCAGCGACGACGATTTGGTTAAACTGTTTACTGGCGAAATCAAAGCAGATGAAGAAAGAATAGAAAAAGAAATTGATGATTGGATTAAAAAAAATACCATAATTTTTGCCAATCAAAAACCAACACCGGAACAAATTGAAAATCAACGAAAAGCATTGTTGCAGGCTAGAAAATTCAAATCTAAAAGTTTGGCCGCTGCATATAATGGTTATATGAGTAAAATATCTGAGGAAAAGAAATTATCTAAATTTCCTCCTACTAAGATAGCTTTTAACATACCTAACAACGATATTGCCAAGTCCCCAATTGTGAATGCAAGTCAAAGTTCAACCAGTGATGTGCGTATGCAGGATACAACCACAGGAGTAAATCAGGCTGACAGCAGCGGTTTCAAAAACAAACAAACATTCACGTTTAATCCTGGTACTAGCATCATTGAAGTCATTGACACAGTAATGTCCAAAAGTGAATATGTGAAAAAACAAATTCTAACTCAGCAGTCACAAGAAAATACCACCGCAGCCAATAATGAATATTCCGGCAGTAATGAAAGAACTGCCAGTCAGACAAAAAATGCAGCATTAAAATGGTATAAAATTTTACCAACAGTGGCATTAAATGATTTTGATTCGTCTACTAATACCTATAGCAAAACAGTGTTGTATTCAATTTTACCATATTCTGCTGCCAATTCGTATCATCCTAACTTTGCAAAAATTACGTCAGGTAATGTTGCTGACAGTGTAGTAAGAACATATGATTATCTATATACAGGCAAAAACAAGGATGTACTTAGATTAGACATTGACTTTGATACTTCTTTTTACACACTAGTAACTACCAAAGGCGACCAAGTCAAACGGGCAGGGAATGATGCTGGCAGTGACACTAGCGACTCGGACGAGGACAAATACGCCACATCAAGAAATACCACACCACCAATACCGCCGGTGTTTACAGCATTTACGGGATCTAATAAATCGTCTGTTGGAACAGCCAAGGCAACAGACCCCGATGAACAAACTATTGCTGATATGAAGAGTAGTATCTACACAAGGCAGCGAGGTGATGCATTAAATATCAAATTACAAATTACAGGTGATCCTGATTTTATTAAACAAGACGACATTTTTTTCAATCCTGGCAGTCCTAGTGAGTATGCAAAATTATTAGAAAATCGATTGGCAAATAATTCAAAAAGACCAATAAGCAGTGACGGTCAAATATTATTTGATGCCGAACAGGTGTATGTCAGAGTAAATGTAAAAAATGCCGTTGACATAGACGACAGCATTGGCATTGTTAACAAACAGGAAGTGCTATCAAACGGTCGTACTACCAATGGTTCTTTTTCTGGTGTATACAAGGTATTGACTGTACAAAGCGATTTTAGTCGAGGACAATTTACACAAACACTAGATTTAATAAGAATGCCCGATGATTTGCCAGCACCTAAAAAAATAGCAAAACAGAAGCCTATTACAGCAATTGATACAAATGATACAAGTGCTGCTGCATTTGGAAAACGCATCGATGCGCCTTTTGCAACAGCACCGGCCCCGGAACCGGCTGCACCACCTGTAGAAACTCCTACTCAACCATCGGATGTTGCCCAAGTGAAACAACCACAGACTTACGCAGAAGCGTTTAAGCAAGCCAGAAAAGATTTTGGCAACAAACCTGGTGGCACCTTTGAATGGCGTGGAAAATTATATCAAACCAATTATCAAAATGAACCCTATGTTACAAATCCAAAACCAGTATATCCAGGAGCCAATCAGTAATGGCAGAGAATAAATCAAGCGCCGGAAGAATACCAGACTGGGCCGGTGGCTCAAAACAAACAGGAGTAAAATTAGATCCAGGTCCGCACCTGGCAGTCATTAAAAACAATGCAGATCCGGCACGTGCCGGTCGACTGGCTGTTTGGGTTCCAGATATTGGTGGCGACGAAGAGGATGTTGATAAATGGTATGTAGTTAGATACGCCAGTCCTTTTTTTGGTAGCACACTTGGAGGAGCCGGCGATGATACTAAAAGTTTTGCCACGTCGCAGCAAACATACGGATTTTGGGCCGTGCCTCCGGACCTAGGCAATTTGGTGCTGATTATATTTGTACAAGGAGATCCCACAAGAGGATTTTGGTTTGCTTGTGTTCCAAATTTACCAACTCAACACATGGTGCCAGGGCTAGCTCGACCAGGCGGAAACACTACAATAGCGTCTGGATTTCAGGGCGGCGGTGCCGGAAGAACCACGTACAAAGTAACTACAGATCCTGTTTTTGGGTCCGATAGAATAACTAGCGAAAGTTACTTGCCAACAGCAGAACTGGTATCTCAAAATTCCAAAACAGATCTTGATCCAAATTTTTATGACTTACCTAGAGTAGTGCATACTTGGCAAGCTAATATTGTGATTGAGCAAGGATTAGACAAAGATCCGGTGAGAGGAACAGTCACAAGCAGCAGTCAAAGAGAAACACCTAGCCAGGTTGTTGGATTAAGCAGCCCAGGTCGTACTTCTCCGGACACAACCGATTTTCCAAATCTTGACGAGCAATTGAAAAATGGAACTTTGCCAATTGCGGTAGTGCAAACATTCCCTAATAGGAAAGGCGGTCACTCGCTGGTAATGGACGACGGGGATGTTTACGGCCAAAGTCGACTAATGAGATTGAGAAGTAGTGGTGGGCATCAGATATTGATGCACGATACTGAAGATTTAATGTACATTAGTAACAGTAAGGGAACTACCTGGATTGAATTAACACCCGATGGCAGTGTCAATATTTTTAGTGCAAGCAATGTTAGTTTGAGAGCACAACAAGATATTAATTTTCACGCAGACAATAATATAAACTTTCACAGTGGCAATACAATTAAAATGTTTGCTGAAAAGTATTTTTTAAATCAAACAGAAAGTTATCAAGTAACTGCGGAACAAAATTATTCATTGAATGCCGGAAACGTAGGTATCAAGAGCGGAACCAGTATTCTTATAGAAGGAATGTCTGCAGGAATTAAAACGTCGGCTGATTTGGTATTAAAAGGAAGAAAGATTTATTTAAACACTTCAACGCCGGAGTCTCCGCTTACTAATTTGTCATTGGAATTTTATAAACAAGCAAACGTTGCCTATAACAATGATTTAAAATTATGGAGAGAATCTACTACACCGAACCCAGTGCCTACATTTGAAAGTATAGCTCCGTTTACACCAACACATGAACCCTGGACTAGACAAACAGGCCAACTCAAAAAGAATGATGGAAAAATTATTGATCCTATTTTACAAACTCCAGGCAAATCATAATGGCTAATTTAGGTATAACAAATGCAAGTGATGTTGTAGTTAATCCAGCTAGTAGACAGTTGTTGGCAAATGTTAATTCGCCAACAGGATTTACCATCGACTCAATAAACCCTTCTATTTTAACATTGACAAAATTTGAAACCAAGTGTTTGCTGATACAATTGGGTGAACTAGAAAGCAACACAAACGTTTCAATGATATCCGCAGGAGTTCCCACATTTGGAATATACAAAGCCAACATTAATGCCAATGTTTATTTTGCTAATGTGGCCACTGTCACTATTACAAATGCAAGTCATGGCGATATCAAATTGGGAATGATAGCAAATACGCAATCTCCAAGTGTTGGTGCGTTTGGAAATAATACAGTAGTTCTACAAAAATCAATTGGTGGCAACATAATTGCTGGAAATTTTATTCCAGGATGCACGTACACTATTAGCAGTGTAGGTAGCACAGATTTTACACTGATAGGAGCCAACTCATCGGTTATAGGACATATTTTTGTGGCCAACGCCGCAGGAACCGGGACAGGAACAGCACTTGGTACAAACAATCAAATTATTTTGAGCAGTAATCATACTGTAAGTGGAGACGTGGTTTTTAGCGTCAGTTCACCAAAATACGGAAAATATCAAAATACGCAATGGTTGCTAATCCAACAAGGATATCTAAACAGCGACGGGTCCTGGACGGGCAAAAATGGCGTAGATTCAATGGAAGTTTTTCTGTCCTCGTTGTATATTCAAGACAGAATTATGATTGAATTTTTGAGAGAAAAATATGTGGAACTGGTCAAAGCCGGTGCAATAAGAGAAAAAGATTCCAAAAGTATTGTTGCCGGAATGTTAGCACTAGCATATCAGTATCAGGATGTAACCAATCCGTATTTGAATCTTAGTCGCTTTGATCAAAATGGCAAGTTAATTTTAGAAAATTACTCAATAGGTACTCGTGCAAATGTCTGGAGAGAAACCGGCCAAACACTTGATAGCCAACGGCGCCCAGGACACATTTATTTCAATGGCGGTCGATATGCCATACGAACTTTGGGTGCTGATGTACCAGAATAAATAAGATTATGGCCATAACTCGATACAAAGGTTTTAGTACCATTGACAGATATAAGAAATTTCGTTTGACTGATTTGGATTTAATCAAGCGAGATTTGCTAAATCATTTTGCCATTAGAAAAGGCGAAAAACTAATGAATCCAAATTTTGGTAGTATAATTTGGAATACATTGTTTGAACCACTTACACCAGATGTTAAAGCTCTTATTGTTGCTGATATTCAGCGTGTGGTCAGCTATGATCCTAGGATAGTAGTAGACAATGTTCTAGTAGATCAATTTGATTATGGATTACAAATACAAATAGAAATAACTTTCCTGCCAGACAATCTCAGTGATGTTTTAGCCTTACAATTCAATAGAGATCTAAATACCGTAGTAGTTACATAAAAGTACCACATTATTATTTTCATAAATATAAAAAATAGGTATTTAGAATGGCTATTACTACAAGACAAACAAGCTTATTAGTACAACAAGATTGGACTAAAATCTACCAGACTTTCAGAGAAGCTGACTTTCAGAGCTTCGATTACGAAAGTTTACGCAAATCAATGATTGAGTATTTGCGTACTTACTACCCAGAAGATTTTAACGATTTTACAGACAGCTCGGAATACATTGCTCTCATTGATTTAATTGCGTTTTTGGGGCAAAGTCTAGCGTTTAGAACAGATTTAAATGCCAGGGAAAACTTCTTAGACACAGCAGAGCGTAGAGATAGTATACTGAAACTGGCTAGATTAGTCAGCTACAACCCCAAGCGCGGTACACCTGCTTCGGGATTTTTAAAGTTTGACAGTGTTAGCACTACCGAAAATATCTTTGACAGCACTGGAACCAACTTAGGAAATAGAGTTATTATTTGGAATGATGCTGCTAACGAAAACTGGCTAGAGCAGTTTACAGCAATACTAAATGCTTCGTTGGTTTCTACACAGGCCATTGGAAAGCCAGGCGCATCAAAAACTCTCAATTCGATCAAGACAGATGAATACACTGTGGCCATTATATCGGGAGTTACACCAACATACCCGTTTACAGCAACCGTTGCTGGAGTAAATTATCCATTTGAGATTGTCAGTGCAACAAGCGTTGATCAAAGTTATATCTATGAATCAACACCAAGTGCCAATGGCAACTTTAATTTTTTATATAGGAACGATAATCAAGGCAATGCCAGTAACAATACAGGTTATTTTCTGTTTTTTAAACAAGGAAGTTTGAGTAATCTTGACTTTTCTATAACAGAAAGTTTACCCAACAGAATTGTTAATATTAATTTTGATAACATTAACAATTCAGATGTATGGCTATATTCTCTTACTGCCAATGGCGCACTTGACACACAGTGGGAAAAAGTTCCTGCGGTTAATGGTATAAATGTAATTTACAATAACACAGCCGAAAGAAATTTATTCAGCGTAGCAACAAGAGCAAATGATCAAATTGATTTAGTTTTTGGTGATGGATCATTCACCAATATTCCTGTAGGTAATTTTAGAATTTATTATAGAGTTAGCAACAATCTAACTTATAAAATTACCCCAGATGAAATGGCAGGTATATCAATAAACATTCCTTATGTTGGTAGAACCGGTCGTGCAGAAACGTTAACTATAAGAGCTAGCCTTCAGTACACAGTTTCAAATGCCATATCCAGAGAATCATTGGATAGCATAAGAACAAATGCACCTCAGCAGTACTATACACAAAATCGTATGGTCACCGGCGAGGACTATAATGTTCTGCCTTTTACTACATTTAATAATATATTAAAATTAAAAGCAGTAAACAGAACCAGCTCTGGAACCAGTAGATATCTTGATGTCATTGATACCACCGGGAAATATTCTAGTACAAATATATTTGCTCAAGACGGTATAATTTATAAAGACAGTTCCTATCAGGACACCGAATCGTTTCAATTTACAAGCAGTACCGAAGTTAACTCTATCGTTAGAGACACATTAAAGCCATTGGTGTCCAGTGTTACCACTAGACATCTATACTATGATACTGCAACTAGAAATAGTCCACAAGGTTCAACTATAGCGGCTACCAGCATTGCAGTTGGTTCTACATACAAAATTATTTCTACAGGAACTACCTCGTTTACCGGCAATGTTGGGTCAACTAGTAATTCAGTAGGTACAATTTTTAAAGCTGCTGCGGTAGCAACAGGAACCGGCACTGTGGCAACAGTGGCTACTTGGACACAAACAAACAGCTCAGGCGGCCGTAGCACTGGAACTTTTAGTAGTCCTAGTTATACATTCCTTGTTCAAGGCAGTTTGGTTAAATTTATTGCGCCAGCCGGAAAATATTTTGATGCACAAAATCAAATTCAAACTGGAACTCCTGCTACAGAATTTCAACGCACACATCTATGGGCAAGTATTATAAATTACGACAATCCGGGAATATCATCAATAGCAACGTTGAGTATTGTTGTTCCAACTGGGGCAATTGTTGAAGAAATTATTCCTATGTTTGCTAACGATTGGTCAGAAACTTTGATCAGCAATATTATTTTACAAATTCTAAGTTACAAAACATTTGGTATTCGTTACGACATACCAACAATGTCGTGGCAAATTATTGAAAGTCAGAACTTGGGTAGTGGATCATTTAGTCTGACAAACGCCGGCAGTACCGCAGGTACTGGATTAGACAACAGTTGGTTCATTAGTTTAAATTATTCAAATGGTGAATATCTTGCGGTCAGTAGAGGAATAGATTATTTTTTCGAAAGCGAAAGAGAAACAAGATTTTATTTTGATCCCGACATTAGAGTTTACGACAGTAAAACAGCAACAACTTTAATAGATAGTATCAAAGTTTTAAGAACAAATACCGAACCTGATTCAAGTAACGCACTGTTTTATAGTCAAACATATAGAATTTGGGAAAGAGCAATTGGGTTAGATGGAATAGAAGACAATAGAAAAATTAAAATTACCTTCCCAGACGACAATCTTGATGAAGTTCCAGATGATCCTGATCTTTTTGATGAACTAGTGGCACCAACAGTAAATTCTGAAAACAAGTATGTGTATTTTCAGAAAACTACCAATCAATATAATTTTATACAATTTGATCCTATTAGTCAGTCTGCGGTAGTAAGTGAGTATGCCACGTATGATCAAATTATAGAAAATATTACACTGTACACCGACAACACAGTATTCTTTGCCACTGACGAAAATTTATTTTATATCTCTAGCGGGATAGAATTAGCCGAAACAACAGATTACGTTGCTCAATTTGGAAGAAACAATTTACAGTTCCAATACAAACACAATGCTCCCAACAATAGAAGAATTGATCCTAGTCCTAATAATCTAATAGATTTTTACATTCTTACTAAAAGCTATTCCAATGATTATTTTTCTTATATATCTGACAGCAGCGGAAAAGTGTCAGAACCAGCAGCACCCACGGTCAATGATTTAAAAACAGAATTTGGATCAATTGAAGAATTTAAAACAGTAAGCGATAGCATAATTTATAATCCTGCAATTTTTAAACCTTTGTTTGGAGCCAAAGCCGAACCTGCTCTGAGAGCAACCTTCAAGGTGATAAAAAACCCAAATGTTTCAGTAAGCGACAACGAAATAAAAAGTCAAGTTGTTGCCGCAATCAATAGTTATTTTGATATCAATAATTGGGATTTTGGAGAAACATTTTATTTCAGTGAATTAAGCGCATATCTACATACCACACTGGTACCAAATGTAAGTAGTATTGTAATTGTTCCATCAAATACAGAGAGTCAATTTGGAACCTTGTATCAAATTAATGCTAATCCAGATGAAATTTTAGTAAGTGCTGCAACCGTTGATAATGTACAAATAATTTCTGCTATTACAGCAGCCCAATTGAATATCACTTAGTGAGTAGAATTTAAAATGGCAGTTTTCAAAACTTTACAATTTTTACCTGAAATTTTCAGAACAGAAGCTAACAAAAAGTTTCTAAACGCTACTGTTGATCAATTGATCAGTGAACCAAACTTAATAAAAATAAATGGTTACATAGGTAGAAAGTTAGCACCTTCATATAAAACTAAAGATAGTTACATTTCTGAACCAACAACAGGAAGACAAAATTATCAACTCGAACCTACGATCATTATAAAAGATCCAATTACCAGTGAATTAACTTTTGCATCCACATACGAAGATATTGTTAACAAAATTAATTTTTACGGCGGATTAACTAATAACCATAATAGGTTATTTGACAATGAATATTATTCATATAATCCACAAATTGAATTAGATAAATTTATTAATTTTGTTCAATACTACTGGCTTGAAAATGGTCCCGACACCGTTACAATAAGTGCTTCGGATGTTCCTCTGGAAAGAACTTTTACTCTTGCGTTTAACGCAACAACTAACACATATAATATTGAAGGATTTGAAAATATACCAAATCCTTCAATAACACTAGTTAGAGGTGGCACATATACATTTGTAGTTAACGAGCCCGATAACAAATTTTATATACAAACCAAACCAGGGACTCAAGGAGTAGATCCTAACGCAACCAATTTAAACACAAGATCTGTAATGGGAGTCAGTAATAATGGCGAGGATTCAGGAAGTGTAGTATTTAGAGTTCCTACATCAACTGCACAGATACAGTGGACAAATTTGCCCATAGTCGACAATGTTAACTATGCCACGAGTTTGAGTTTTCAATCATTACAGGGATGCTTGGTAAGTGATTTAGAAAATGTATTAGGTGGCTTAGATGGGCCAAGTACGTCTTACGAAAATCTTTCAGTTGTATTCATTAATAATTCTTATATTGACGATCAATATTGGCATGACACCGCACGAGTAAACGGCGGAATAATTTATCTTGATCAAGACAATTTAATTTCTGTTAACGATAGAACTGCCATTTATCAACTTAATGTGTATAGTGATACACAAGGAAATCAAAGAATATATCTTTCAAAAAAATTCTCAGTTAATAATGAAAACAAAGTACGAATAACTGCTGGCGTGTCTAATGCGGGTAAAGAATTTTATAAAAGAATAGAAATTTTCAATGAAGTTCCCACAATTACTGCACCACTCAACGTCCTATATTATCAGAGCGACCAGTCCGACACTGCGGTTGGGGAAATCAAAATTGCTGATTTCAATGCATTTGCACTAGATCCAGCAACAGAAATCGTGGGACAAGTAAATTATGTTAGTCCGTCGGGGGTAAAATTCAGCAATGGATTAAAAATTACGTTTGATAGCACAGCCGCGGCTCCGTATACCAATAATACGTATTATGTTGAAGGAGTAGGAACTTCTATCAGGTTGGTTGCTGAAGATATTCTTGTATGTTCTGAATTAGACAATGACTTGTCCA